TCGTCCTGCAGGACGAGACGGGTCTGTGGACGGTCGGCAACAAGATGACCCGCGTGGCGGAGACGCAGCGCCGTGGCGCGGCCGGCATGGGTGGCCGGACGATGGAGACCACGAACTGCTGGGATCCGTCGGAGGAGTCGGTGGCGCAGCGAACCGCGGAGGCGAAGGTCAAGGACATCTTTCGCTTCCATCGGGTGCCGCCTGCGTCGCTGTCGTACAAGAACAAGGCTGAGCGCCGGCGTATCCACCGTTTCGTGTATGGCGGCTCGTCGCATGTCGACCTGGATGCGATCGAGGCTGAGGCGGCGGAGCTGCTGGAGCGGGATCCGGAGCAGGCGGAGCGGTTCTTCGGGAACCGGGTGGTGTACGGCTCGGGGTCGTGGATGAACGGTGACGCCTGGGATGTCCTGGCTGAGCCGCGCGAGGTGCCGGATGGTACGGATGTGGTGGCGGGCTTCGACGGCTCGGACATCGACGACTGGACGGCGCTGCGGCTGGAGACGCTGGACGGCTACCAGTTCACGCCGACCTACGGTCCGGATGAGCTGCCGACTGTGTGGAACCCGGCGGACTACGGCGGGCAGGTGCCGCGTCTTGAGGTGGCCGCGGCAATCGACGAGGTGTTCACCCGCTACAACGTGCTGCGCCTGTATGCGGATCCGCCGTACTGGGAGTCGGAGATTGATGCGGCTGCCGAGAAGTACGGGGAGAAGCGGGTGGTGCGCTGGTACACGTACCGCACCGTGCAGATGCATGCGGCGGCCGAGCGTCTGCTGACGGATGTCACGAAGTCGGATTCGCCGTTTCGGCATGACGGCTGCGCATCGACTGCGGTTCACATGCGTAATGCGCGCAAGGCTGCCCGTTCTGGCGGCCGGTACGTGCTGTCGAAGGCTTCCCCGACACAGAAGATCGATGCGGTGATTCCGAGCATCCTCGCCCATGAGGCAGCGGGCGACGCGATGGCGGCTGGCCAGTCGAGGCCGAAGAAGAAGTCGAAGATGCTGGTTCTGCGGTGAGGCGAGGTGAGCTGTGGAGCGCACTGAGCTGGAGTGGCTGAAGCATCTGATTGCGTGTCATGACAAGGAGAAGCGTGAGCTGGAGCGGCTGAACTCGTACTACGAGGGCAGTCAGCCGCTGTCCTATATGGCGCCGGAGTTGCAGCGGGAGTTGGAGGAGTCGGTTCGTCAGGTGGTCATCAACTGGCCGCGCCTGGTGGTCGATTCGATCGAGGAGCGACTCGATGTGGAGGGGTTCCGGTTCCCCGGCGAAGCTGAGGCGGATGATGAGCTGTGGCGGATCTGGCAAGCGAATGATCTAGACGAGCAGTCCCAGCAGGGGCACTTGGATGCGCTGGTGATGCGGCGTGCCTACGTGGTGGTGGGCTCGAACGCTGAGGATCCGGATACGCCGATTGTGACGGTGGAGTCGGCGCTGGACGTGTATGCGGAGCATGATCCTCGGACGCGTCGGGTGTCGGCTGCGGTGAAGCGCTGGTGTGAGGGGGAGGGTGCGTCGAAGGTTGAGCACGCCACGCTGTATCTGCCGGATGCGACGGTGTGGTTCGTCAAGGTCAGCGGGGAGTGGGCGGAGGATGCCGAGTTCCCGCGTGACGACCACGAGATGGGTGCGGTGCCGGTGGAGGTGCTGGCGAACCGGCCTCGCTTGAAGTGTGCTGACGGCACGTCGGAGTTGGCGGACGTGATCCCGTTGTCGGATGCCGCATGCAAGATCGCCACGGACATGATGGTGTCCGCCGAGTATCACGCGACCCCGCGCCGTGTGGCGTTCGGATTCGGCGAGGAGGACTTCGTCGACGAGCAGGGCCGTAGGCTCTCGGCGTTCTCCCGGATCATCGGCCGGATGTGGGCGACAGAGAAGAACCGCAAGGACGACGGCGCCGATGTGGTGCAGTTCCCTGAGACGTCCCTGGCGAATTTTCACTCCACGCTGGAGCAGCTCGCCAAGATGGTTGCCTCTCTGTCCGGGCTCCCGCCGCACTTCTTGGGGCAGTCGACTGCGAACCCTGCCTCAGCGGACGCCATCAGGTCGTCGGAGACGCGCCTGGTGAAGCGGGCGGAGCGTAAGCAGCGGGCGTGGGGCGGTACGTGGGAGCGGGTCATGCGGCTGGTGCTGCGCGTCCGCGACGGCGACTGGAACTCGGATGCGCGAGCCCTGGAAACGATCTGGCGGGACGCGTCGACACCGACCGTGGCGCAGATCGCGGACGCCTCGGTGAAGAAGTTCCAGGCGAAGATCGTGCCGCTGCGGCAGACCCGCGAGGATCTCGGCTACTCGCAGGCGCAGATCGCCCGCATGGAAGAGCAGGACGAAGAAGCCGCGAACGCGGTCATGCAGCGACTGGCCGGCGGGGATGTGACTCCGCTGTTCGGGCCGAAGCCGCCCGCAGGCTCGGGTGACGCGCCGGAGGCTGAGCCGGTGCTGGAGATGGCTGAGGTTGCTGGTGGCGGAGGCGGCTGAGCTCGGGCGCGCCCGCTACGAGAATGTGTCGCTGACCATCCGGCTGATCATCGAGCGGATCCAGCAGATCTGGCGCGGCCTGTCCGCAGCATCCATCGAGGACGACCTGCTCGGCCAGGCTGGTGCCGAGATCGCCGACTCCGTGATGGCCGGACAGTTGACGGTCGCGGATGCGGCGCAGGCATACATTGCCGCGCAGATGGCGGCACAGGGCGGGGGAGCGCTCGCCGAGGCGACGCTCGTCGCAGGCGCCTTTGCGGGAATCGCCCCGGACGGCGGCCCGTTGGAGACGCTGCTGTTCCTCCCGGCGATCGGCGTGCGGCGTCGGCTCGCCGCAGGCCTGTCGCCGGAGGAGGCGATGGTGGGCGGGCTGGCCGACATGGCGATGTACGCGTCCACGGCGATCAGCGATACGGCCCGGTCTGCCGACCAGGTGAGTATGGCGGCGAACCGCAGTTGCGTCGCCTATGTGAGGGTCGTGCAGTTGCCGGCGTGCAGCAGGTGCATCATCCTCTCCGGCCGTATGTACACGTACAGCGAGGGGTTCTTGAGGCATCCGCGGTGCGACTGCCAAACCATTCCCCTTCGCGAGCACGAGTGGCCTGGGGTGCCGACGCCGCGGCAATTGTTCGAGCGCATGCCAACGGCTGAGCAGCATCGCGTGTTCACCGATGCGGGCGCTCGCGCGATCCGGCATGGGGCAGATATCGGGCAGGTCGTAAACGCGCGTCGCGGCATGTCGACGGCGCACATGTTCGGCCGCGATCTTCAGGTGACGTCCGAGGGGACGACGAGGCGCGGCCTGTACGGCAGCCGCATGCGGCGCGCGGGCGGCGAGTTCGCGAAGGCCCCGGGCCAGCGCTACTCCCGTGTGACGACACCGCGGCTCATGCCGGAGCAGATCTTCGACATGGCGAGTGACCGGGACGAGCAGATCCGTTTGCTACGGCGGAACGGCTACCTGCTGTAAGGACCGAACTACCCCGAGGGGCGCCGCAAGGGCGCCCCTTTCGCATGTCCATGAAAGGGACGCAATGTCCATCGAGATGACGGCACCGGCAACCGGCGCCATCTGGTTCAACTTGTCACGACACAACGACCCCACCGCCCCCCCGGAGCCGGAAGCACCGGCAGAGCCCGAGCCGGCCACGCCGACGGAGGAGCCCGCACCGGAGGACCCGGCAGAGCCGGAAACACCGGAGGAGCCGACCGAGGAGCCGGAGGGCGCCGACAAGCTTGGCGACGCCGGCAAGAAGGCTCTGGAGGCGATGAAGCGCGAACGCGCCGCCGCCAAGCAGGAGGCGGCTGCCGCGAAGAAACAGCTGGCCGCGCTCACCGCGAAGGTCCAGGAGTTCGAGGACCGTGATCGCACCGAGCTGGAGAAGGCCACGGCGAAGGCGGAACGACTGGCGGACCAGGCCGCAAAGGCCACTGCCCGCGCTGTCGCTGGCGAGGTGAAGGTGCACGCCGTGGGCCAGTTCGCCGATCCGACGGACGCGGTGGACGTGCTCATGCGCGATGCGTCGAAGTACGTCGACGCCTCCGGCGAGATCGACAGCGAAGCAATCCAGTCGGATCTCGCTGAGCTCCTGGAGCGCAAGCCGCACTGGGGCAAGCAGCCCGAACCAACTCCCGCAGCGCCACAGCCTGACCCGGAGAGGCCGCGGCAACCGCGGCCCGACCCGAGTCAGGGCGCCCGGCCGACCGTCCCGCCGACCGACTACCGCACCGCCTCGAAGGCCGAGGTGGCCGGCGAGTTGGCCAAGTACGGGTTCCGTCCCCGCTTCCAGTGATCACCATTCGCGCCCGGCTGGGCGACGGGCGCACCCGCATTGAGGTGGCCGGTCACGAGGAGCACGCCGCTGGGGGTCGCGTCTGCGCCGCCGTGTCGGCCATCACCCAAACCGCGCTGCTGGGCCTGGAACAGGTCGCCACGCAGCATCCGGACCTTGTGTCCATAGAAATCATCGAGGAGAACACATGACCCCCGTCATGACCGCGGCCCGGCCGTGGTTCAAGCTGAGCCGCCACGCCGGTGTGCGGGCTGCTCTCCCCGCAGCGATCCAGGCGATGCTGCAGAACGGCATGCTCGACCGGGTGTTCCGGGACGCTTTGGTACCGGAGTTCCTGTTCCCGCAGATCGCGGACGCCGAGCCGTGGCAGGGCAACCTGGGCGACACCAAGACGTTCACCCGCAAGGGCCTGCTCACGCCGGTTCCGACCCCGGTGACCGGTTCGGACCCGTCGGCGTCGACGTACACGATCGAGCAGTGGTCCGTCACGATGGACCAGTTCGCCAACAGCATGGACACCAACATGCTCGGCTCCGCCATGGCGCTCGCATCGAAGTTCCTGGCGGACATCGAGAACCTGGGCATCAACGCCGGGCAGACCATCAACCAGGTCGCTCGCAACAAGCTGTACAAGGCCTACGCCGGCGGCCGCACCTGGGCGACTGCGGCGGGCACGTCGGACACCAGCATCACGGTGGCGTCCACGGACGGCTTCGAAACCGTCATGGTCAACGGCGTGCCCACGGCAGTGTCCGGGGCGAACCCGCTGACCGTCACCATCGACGGTGTCGCGAACACGGTGACCGGCGTCAACACGTCCACGAAGGTGCTGACCCTGGGCACCGCCCGCGTCGACGTCGTAGGTGACGCAGTGATCGCCGCGAACGCGCCCGTGTCGGTCCGTGCGACCGGCGACAGCGCCTTCGACCTGTCGGCGTCGAACACGGTGACGTTCGCCAACTTCCGGTCCGCGGTCGCGCGGCTACGGAAGATGGCGGTGCCGACGGTGGGCGGCTACTACGTGGCGCACATCGACCCGGACACCGAGGCCCAGCTCTTCAGTGACGCAGACTTCAAGCAGGCCCTGCAGGGCCGTGTCGACTCGCCGATCTACCAGGATCTGTCGATCGGCCGGTTCGCGGGCATCGACTGGGTCCGCAACCTGGAGACGGCGACGATCGCGAACGGTGGCTCGGCGGGCACGCTGACGGTGCACCGGCCGATCGTGCTCGGGGCGAACGCCCTGATGGCTGCCCCGTTCGAGGGCGCCAACAACCTGCTCGCGGGCACGGGGGTCGAGGACGTTCCGGAGGTGCGCACCATTCAGGCCGCGCCGTCCGTCAACGTGACGCTGCTGATCCGGCCGCCGCAGGACCGGCTGCAGCAGGTCGTCGGCTCTACCTGGTCGTGGGTGGGCGACTTCGGTGTCCCGTCCGACGCTGGCTCCGGCGACGCGGCGCTGTACAAGCGCGGCGTCGTGATCGAGCACGCCTGATGTCGTCTCCCGCCGGCGCGGACACTGCGCCGCGCCGGCGGCCACTGGGAGGAGATGCGGCATGCGCGTGCGCGTAGCCAAGGAGACCACCGCGTACTGGAACTATGCGGTGCAGACTTTCAAGGAGGGCCAGGAGCTGACGGGGGACCTCGCCCGGCTACTGGCCGACAACGCCCCAACAGGGTCCGTCGAAGTTCTTGAGGACGACCGTGCACCCAAGCCGGAGCCGGACGCCGACGGGGGTGAAGGCGGCAAGGCCGATGATCCGCCCGCCGAACTGGAGATCGACGGCACGGCGCAGGAGGTTCTGGCTTGGGTCGGCGACGACCCGGCCCGCGCCGAGGAAGCTCTGGCCGCTGAGCAGGCAAAGGACAAGCCGCGCTCGACGCTGGTGAAGCATCTGGCCAAGCTCGCCGACTCCGACGAAGGCGACGAGTAGCCAGGAGGGGGCGTTATGGCGCTGCCCAACCTGGCTACCGTGGCCGACCTTGAGGCCTACGCGCAGCGGGGTCCGCTCGATGCGGTGGCTGCGGAACTCGCTCTGCGGATCTCGTCGGCGGCGATCCGCCGCTACACCCGGCAGACGATCACGTTCGTGGAGAACGAGACCGTCGTACTGGAGGGCGGGGAGCGGGTGCTGAAGCTGCCGCAGCGGCCCGTCGTGGTGGATGCGTCGCATCCGCTGACGGTTGTGGAGATCCTGGCGTCCGGGGTTGAGGCGCCCGCTGTTGAGGGGCGTGACTTCATCCGGTACGGGTCGGAGCTGCGCCGCGGCTACCCATGGTATGAGCCGACGCGAACGATGGGATGGCCGTGGAACCGTCCGCTGGGTATCTGGGCTGACCAGGTGCGAGCCGTCTACTCGCACGGCTTCCAGCTCCAGGACGTTCCTGACGACATCATCGGCGTGTGCCTGGATTTGGCGTCGGCGACGCTGGCCAATCCGAACCGGCTGCGATCGGAGCAGGTGGGCGGCATCTCCATCGTGCACACGGTGGAGACGTTCGGCACCGGATCGCTCACCTCGGATCACCGGAAGATCCTGCGCCCGTACCGGCGGACCACGGGGTCGGTGACGCTGCGGTGAGCATCCTCTACCTGCAGTCGGTCACGATCGTCCGTCCCGTCGAGGCCGAGGACGAGTACCACAACATCAAGTTGGACTACGGGTCTGCCGCACTCCGCATCCCCGTGACCGGTGTCAACGTGCAGCCGTTCGGCGGCAGCGCTGAGGACACCGACGACCGGCAGGTCACGGTGACCGGGTGGCGCCTGTACACGCCGCGAGGCGTCGACATGGATTTGCGGGAGACCGACCGAGTTGAGTTCGACGGCATGACTCTGCAAGTGACCGGCAAGGTCGCCCGCTGGCCCGCCCCGGGCGGCGGCGTTCACCACATCGAGGCAGATCTGCGGGAGGTGAGCTGATGGCCAATGGCAGCTTCCGCTTCGTGCCGAACCCGCACATGTTCCGTGAACTCTCCCGCTCGCCTGGGATGCGGGACGCGTTGAAGGATCCCGCTGACCGGGGTGCCGGTGTGGCGCGGGCGATCGCCCCGAAGTACACGGGCCCGACCTACGATCCGGCTGTACAGCGGCACGGTGAGTACGCAGCGAGCATCTATTCGGCGGCGAGCCTGCGCCCGAACGGCTGGCGTGCCGAATTCGGTGCGACCGCCGACTGGTGGGGGCAGGTCGAGTTCGGGTCCGGGCGTCCGGCGACGACACAGGATCGTCCGCAGGGCGGCTATTCCCCGAAGACCCGCGTCCTGGGGCGCTCCCTGGACGCATTGAGGAGTACCTGATGCCCCGCATCATCCTGGCCTACTGGCACGGCGAGCACGGGCCGGGCGACGAGATCGATGTCAGCGACGAGGATCTGGCCGCGCTCCAGCGCGACGGCCGTGTCGCCGAGGTCGTCGGCTTCGACAACGGCGGCAGCCTGAAGGCGGACCCAGCTGAGGCAGTCAACGACACCGGAGAGGCGGGAGAAGTAACGCCTCCGCCGACCGCAGGGCGTAAGCGCCGATGACCCCCCTGCCTGTCGTTCCGATGCCGGATGTCGAGAAGGTCGTCATCGACTACCTGCAGCCGCCCCGGCTCCCGGCGGGCACCGTCGTGGCCGCAGAGTGGCCGCCGAATCTGGAAGCCCGTCTGGCGGGCGGCGTGGTGGCCGTGTCGCTGGGGCCTGGCGGCGGATCTCGCATCAAGGCGGTGACCGCGGACCGCGGAGTCGACATCGACATTCTCGCTGCGACGAAGAAGCAGGCCCTCGGCCTGGCAGCGACGGTGTCGGCTCATCTCCTCGCGGCCCAGGGCACCACGCAGCCCGGCGCCCGCATCTACGACGTCGAGGAGACCAGCCTCGTCTGGCTGCCGTACCGGCCGTCCGCCGAGACCGACCCCATCCCGCGGTACGTGCTCGTGATGAGCCTCGTGGTCCGCCCCGCATAGCAGCACACCAACCCGCACCCCTCCTTTCCGTTTCACCCGCCGGCGAGCGCTGCGCGGGTCCTCGCCATGCCTGGAGGCATTCGTGGCGCTCAACGCTGACAACGTGCGCGTTGGTCTGAACGGCAACATCTACATGGCCCCCAAGGGCACAACGGCACCGACCGATCTCGACACCGCATGGGCCGCGGCCTGGCTGGACCTGGGCTACATGTCCGACGACGGCGTGTCGCTGGAATACAGCACGGACGTCGAGGACATCAACGCCTGGCAGTCCCTCAGCCCCGTGCGGCGTGTCCTGACGAGCGTCGACATGACCCTGGGTTTCACCGCGATCGAGCTCAAGACCCGCACGGTCACCGCCTACTTCCCGGGCGCCACCATGACCGACGTGTCCGGCACCGTGCACAAGCTGGACATTCCCAGCGCGCCGGGCCCGCAGGAGTTCGCGTTCGGCCTGGAGTGGATCGACGGCACGGTCAAGAACCGGCTCGTCATCCCGCGCGGCGAGATCACCGACCGTGGCGCTATCACCGTGGGCCGCTCGGAGGCGGTCGCCCTGGAGATGACCGTGTCCGCCTACGCCACCAGTGCGCCCGAGCTCGCGTCGTGGCTGTCCAACGACCCGGCCTGGTCCGCGGCGTAACCAATCTCCCCGGCGGGCGTGCCATGCGGGTCGCGCCTGCCGGGGTTCCAACCCGCTGCACCTGCAAGGAGAAGAGCACATGACCACCACCAAGAAGCCCGCCATCGGGGCGACGGAAGTCGTCTCGCTCGACGCGCTCGCCAAGCAGCGCCGCGACGCCCTGCCCAAGCCGACGGACTACGAGCTGTTCGGCGTCCGGTTCACGATGCCACCCGTCAAAAGCCTCCCCATGGACCTGCAGGAACGCATCGGCTCCCTGGAGAACGGCTACGGCGTGATGGTCGAAGCCCTCGGCCGCAGCAAGGTCGACGAGATGGTGAAGGCCGGATACACCCTCGGTGACCTGGAGCTCATTGCCGAGGACTGGCAGAAGCGCAACGGCGTCGAGCCGGGGGAATCTCCGGCCTCGTCCGATTCCTGAGGGAGTACGGCGAGGCCGTCGAGTGGGACATCGCCCGCTACTGGCCCGGCCGGTCGATCAAGGAGCTGTACCGCGGCGACATGTCGTGGCGTGAACTTCGGGTTTTCCTGAAGTTCCTGCCGCCGGATTCGGCAACCGCGCGGGCGGTGCGCGGGTCCACCGCGGAAGAGGACGCCTGGACCCTGGACCGGCACCTTCTGGCGAGCGCCGTGGATGCGATCCGCGAGAACACGTTCGCCGCGGTCAAGCTCCACGGTGACCCGAAGAAGACCAAACGCCTCAAGCCGCCCGACCCGATCGAGCGGCCCGGCGTCGAGGTCCGCCGCAAGAAGTCCAACGTCATCCGGTTCGGTGGCCGCCACGGCTCCGGGGCGCAGCAACTGGCGAAGGTCTTCGGAGGCCGCGCCGCGAACCGGTAACAGGGGGTGCGCGGTGGCTGCTGGCGGTGTCCTTGTCGGACGCGGATACGTCTCCATCCGCCCCGAGTTCGAAGGCGACTGGAACCGCTCCGTCAACACCCGCGCGGGCAGCGCGGGCCGTAGCGGGGCGGGCGCCTTCTCCAAGGCATTCGGCGCGGGCCTGAAGGGCATCGGTGCGCTGGCCGGTGTCGCAGTAGCCGCGAACCTGTCCTCGGCGGCCGGTGCTGCTGCAGCCCTGGCCCCTGCTCTGGCCACGGCCGGGGCAGCAGCGGGCGCACTGAAGCTGGGCCTGTCCGGTGTGGGCGAGGCGTTCAAGGCGGCGTTCGCCGACACCTCCTCGCAGGCCTCATCGGCGGCGTCGGCGACGCGTGCGGTGGAGTCGGCGCAGCGCGGCCTGGCGAACGCCCAGCGGGCACTCGCGGATGCGCGCGTGCAGGCGGCCGAGCGAGTGAAGGAAGCCCAGCAGGCTGTCGCAGACGCAGAGCGGAACCTGGCCCGCACGGTGGAGGAGTCCGCGCAGCGCCAACGGGACGCCCAGGTGCAGGTACGGGACGCCGAGCGGGATCTGCGCAGTGCACAGCAGGACGCCCGTGATGCGCAGTTGTCGCTGACGGACGCCCGCCGCGAGGCGGTACGGACGCTGGAGGACATGAACCAGCGGCTCGCCGAGTCTCACCTCGACGAGCGTGAGGCCGTCCTCCGCTTGAGGGAGGCGGAGAAGGAACTCCGCGCTGCACAGCGCAGCCCCGGGGTGACTCCAGAGCAGTTGGCGAAGCTCCAGCTTGCCTACGACCGGGCGAGGCTGAACCTCACCGAGCAGCAGCGGGAGACGAAGCGGCTCGCCAGCGACACCAAGAAGGCCAACAAAGCCGGGGTTGACGGCAGTGACCAGGTGCGGGCCGCGCGTGAGCGGATCGCCGGCGCCAACGAAACAGTCGCCGACCGCGAACGGGCCCTCGTCAAGGCGCAGGAAGAGGCGCGTCGAACCGGGGTGGAGGGTGCCCGGGCCATCGCAGATGCTCAGCGGGAGCTGGCCGATGCTCAGGCGGGCGTCGATAAGGCCCGTGCGGACGGGCAGCGGCAGATCGAGGACGCCCAGCGGGCCGTCGCCGATGCCGCCGCGGCGGTCGCCGACGCCCAGGCCGCAGCTGCGGCGCAGACGTCTCAGCTTGATCAGGCGATGGCGAAGCTCGCGCCGAACGCGCGGAGCTTCGTCAACGCTGTGCGCGGTCTCGCGCCCGCCT